TGATTAAGCATAATGTAAAGATGCTTATTGTAGACCCACTGGCCATGACCCACCCCGCCGATGAAAACAAAAACGAAGAAATGATTATTGTTGGCAATCTGTACGCTGAAGTAGCCAACCGCGCTAATTGCGCCGTTATTCTTGTGCACCACACTCGCAAACTTACTCAGTCCGGCAGTGAGGGTCATAACGGCAATCTCGATTCCGCCCGTGGCGCTTCCAGCCTTGGCGGAATCGTGCGTGTCGCCTACACGCTCAACGTCATGAGCAAAGCGGATGCCAAACGCCGGGGCATGGAAGAAGACCAGCGTTTCCGCTACCTACTGCTTGAACAAGCCAAAGCCAATATGTCGGCACCAGGCGAACACCAGATGTATTTTGAGCGTATCGGCGTTGCCGTAGGCCAGGACAATGAAAGCGTAGGCGTACTTAAACCCGCCAATCTTGCTAAAGTCGATACACGCAAAGATAGCGTTAAAGAATTGGTTATCGCTATCGAGGCCATACTACGCAGTCGGGGAGAAATAAAGCAAAAAGACGTTGTGGCTATCCTGAAAACCAACGATCACGCGCTGTACGCCGATGCCAAAGAAGGCGCATTATCCACTAAAATAACCCGCCTTTTCCCCGATGGCGTATGCACCGGCGAACTAGGCTTCATCCACCGTGATAAAAAAGCAATAAAAGGAAAAGCAGATGAAGTTTTCCTTAGTTATTTGCCTTTCAGCAAAAACAACGTGGACGATTTTATTTAACTCTCTACCGTTGCGCCTTGCGTCAGATTACGCTATCCCGACGCCGCTCCGCCTCACAAGCCCTGAAAACCTTAATCAGTTCGCGGATCAATAGCTTCGTGTCGATAATGTCCCCGCCTTCCCATCGCCTGACCAGAATATCCAGCTCCTTACGCGATAGTACTTTATCCCGGTAGTTCATATTACATCATCCATTACGCGAGTCCCTTCCAGCATAGGCCGCCAGTCTACCCCTGCGCGGTGCAATGCCAGCAGCAAGCGCAATACCCGCGCTTCCATCGAGCGCACCGGCGTTACGCCATTGCACCAGCGGTTTATAGTGGCATCGGTGCGCCGCAGCGCCGCAGCGGCTTTCGATTGACCTCTATAGCCAAATACTTCTGCTATGATTGCTGCGGCTTCCAATGACTCCATTTTAGGTTCTTTGTTCATTATCATAATACGCTATCCCGATTTTAAATTGTTTTACTCTCTATTGTTGCGCCTTGCGTTTGCCGATCGTTCTAGTTCATCGTATTTTGCCCACGCTTCTTTCGCTGGCAGACTAAACCGCTCACCGTTAGCAGCAACTACTTCATGCTTGTTACGGTGTATCACCATGTAAGCCCTTGGGGGAGGGTTTACAGGCTTATACGTTGGGATAATGGGTGTAACTTTCATAGTCTATCATCCTCTATAGTTAGTGTTATGTTGTTATCGAGGCGTAATTCCTTGCCTTTGGAATAGCCAGCCTGATAAGCCAGCATTTTTCGCTTTTCTTTCCAGTTATACGGATTCTTGCACTCACGTCCTAGCAATCCGTCACATATCCCGATTTTGTAAGCTTTCATCGTATAACTTCCTTTCTAATAGCGCCGGGGCGTAGTCGTCCGTTTTTAGATCTTCCACGGCGTCTAATGACAACGCTTCACCAAATGCCGGGTAGTGTTTCTTGTTTCTCCACGTGTGGTTTTTCATTTGCGTTCCCCAAATATGTCGATTGCATTATCTACGCTTTCCGGCGTTAGGCCATATACATTTGCAAGCATCTCCGCTTTGTGGTTAGCCCATACTAGCACATGCCTTTCTGGTATGTGATACGTGCATTGTGACATTAATGCTATAATGCCAATGGTTAATAGAATTACCAGCGTCAGCGGGCTGATACGCTTAAAGTCCGTTTTTGGCGGTTGCGGTGTTTTTGTTTCCATACCTATTCGCCCTCATAATCGGTTAAACCTAACGAGCGCAATATATTCACTTCATTGGCTTTATGGTGATGCGGTTGCTGGTATTGCACATGGATCAACGGCTGGCTTTCCGGTATTACTTCACTACGTGTAAACCAAGCTACAGCGATAAACGCTATAACCCAATATTTCATCATGGATTCGGCCTTGTACATTTGCATATCATGCTGCGGTGATATTTCGATATTTCTAAAACGCGGTTTGTAGCTCATTTGGTTAACTCCCCTTGGTTGCAAAGTGTTTCTATCGCTCCGGCTTGCTGGCAATACACGCTTAACCGGTTACGCCTTTCTTGCGCTTCTAAGGCCCTGTCTATGCCGTCAAACATACCGATAATAAAAAAGGTTGCTATGATTGCGAAGCCAAAAGCCAAGGCCATTTTAATGTCTGCTTTTTGTGTTTGTGTCATAGTTTCCCCGTTGCTTTTGCGATTGCAGCGCGGGCCATATCCCAACGTATAGCGGCATCGTCCGGGCCTTCCCTGCCTTCTATATGGCGCTCAAACATATCAACCATAAGCTTAAGCATTTCCAGCAGTTCGGGCGCTTTTGTGTGTTGCACTTCCATATTCAATCCTTTCTGGCGCGTGCTCTTGATTGGTGAAAGGGTAAGCCAACCAAGAGCACGCATAACAATAAGTAACAGCCTTTCAATCGGCGGCAGGAATTAACCTGCCACCTGTTCAAAAGCCGATTAAAATGCTTTCTGCCTTAGTTCATCGAATACCGCCACTATCCCGGCGCGTGCTTCTTTCATAAAAAACCTTCCATAATGTTCATTCCCGAAACCGATCAACTAATCAATTTCTAATAGTGACTATATACTAGCTAAAACCAGTAGTCAACAACAAAAATGATAGTGACTACATTATTTTTATACCTATTGAGATATAAAGATATTATAGCCACTATCACAATAAAACTAACCTATAATGTCATCAACTGCGATATGATTGCGTAGTTCTTCCCGCCATGACCGCGCTATTTCGGCGCTTTCAGGCGTATCAAATTCACATGGAACGCCGTACTCCATGAGGATAAGATTGTTTTTTAGCGCCCATTTTTCTAATGCATCACACCAAGCATTAGTTAAACCATGCTTGCGCTCTAAACGCTTTGACGCGTCATTATACGCGTCCCATAAAGCCATAGTGAGCAGCGAGCCATCACGCGTACCTAAACACTGATCCCACGCCAATTCCTCACCGAAAGGTTTACGCTCCTCATAAGGCGCGGCTGAGCCGTTCTTTACAGCATATTCCATGTAGCACATGCCTTTGAAGTCTTTAACCGGCGCGGCTTTCTGTTCTCCAGCTCTCTTGCGGTGATCCTTACATTTGCGCGTAGGATAAGTGGCAGTCCGGCCCATAGATGTTTCAAAAATCTCTGAGCACGTTTCGCAAGGTGCGCTTAACTGTACCGTTTCCTTACCCCATGCGTCACCTATGGATATGCAAGTGAATACTTGGTTTAATCTGTTTATGAAAGTTACTTTATCGCCCGGTTTAATATCCTCTAAGGAATCGCCACTATTGATATTTCTCATGCTACAATCCTTGTTTTAGGTGTTAAATGTCCTCTGAGGATTTCCTCTGAGGATAATAGCACAATACGCTTTTACCATGTTTTTGTAAATAGTCTAAAACGTCCTCAGAGGAAATCCTCAGAGGATTAGCATATCCTGCTAAAAAGCGTCCTTAGAGGATTGCCTAATGCGCGCGCGTGTATAAATCATACAACTCCTCCCTTCCGTCCTCGTCCTCCCTTCCTGCGGCTTGATGCCGCCGGTCGGACTCCGGGCGTGAGGTCGTCGTTCGGATAGTTAGAAAAGATGCAAAGTAGTAATGTCGGATAATGCAGCGTTAGAACGCGCTGCAATGCGCCGTAGCTACAAAGTAACCTAAAATACATTCAATAGTGCTAGAATCGCCTGAGAATCGGTTTAAATCGTATGTAATGGCTAGGGCGATAGTGAGGGTTGACAAGCTGGCAGGGATTAGAGCGTTATTGTAGCTAGTATAAGCAAGGTTATAATGTTGCGATTATGCGTATTTTCTAGTAGTAACTACTATATGACTAAGCATTGACAGATTAAGCGTATTGAATTACATTGGTATTATGCGAAACTCACCAATTCAATATTCCCAAGAATTGTTCAACGTACTGATTATGCGTATTTCAGGCGGGCAGTTGACTAACGATGCGTACTGAAGTATAATGCTTTTATGGCTCAAGGTAACTTTACAACGCATACAACGGTTTATACTCCCGCAGTAATGGATGAGATATACCAGCGTATCGGTAAGGGGGAAACTTTGACAAGTATTTGCCGGGATGAGCATTTACCTAGTTTTCATACTATCCAACATTGGTTAGCAGATGGAAAAATCCCTAACATACAAGCAAACATCGCGCAGGCGCGCGAACGTGGATATGATTCACTAGCCGAACAAAGCTTATTAGTGGCAAAAGGGGTAGAGAACTATTCTACAGGCGATATAAACCGCGATAAACTGGTGGTAGAAACGACATTGAAGCTTTTAGCTAAATGGTCTAAAAAGTACGCAGATAAGCAGCAAGTAGAAATATCTGGCAAAGATGGTGAGCCGCTTTCCCTGCGTCTTATCGCAGCGCAGCAGCGTCTTTTAAAGGATATTACCCCACAAACCAAAGTTATAGAGCACCAAGCAACTATCGCGCCTGATGATATTATCTAGCGCCTTGCGTATGAACGTTGCGCCTTGCGATACTCAGCTAATATAACACTGGCATCACCGGCCCAACGAATCTGACCTACAAGATGAAACGGCTATTAATCCGCTTATACTACTGGATAATATATTCGGTTGTGTGTTGAATTGATATAATTCAACGGCTTAGTGATTAAGAGGCGTTGCGGTGTAGCGATTAGCGACATGCCGGGGGTCTAAAAAAGGTCGAACGCCCCACAACGCTGGCAGGTACCGTTCTCTAGTAACATAGAGGGGTGTCGTACCCGCCGCATAATTATAAAATCTCAAACTTTTCAAAGACTTATGTACCCAGTACGCAACGTCTAGACACCTCTAGATCCTGATAATCACGGGAGATGCTTGATTTTTTTATAAAAAAAATATAAAATTTCTAGCAATGACACCAGATGACATCATTGGCGATAATTACAACCCAGACAAAGCTTACGCGCAAGCAGCGGAAGCCTTGGCCAACCCAAAAGCTTCACACGAAAGCAGGCTACTGGAGGTAATGGCGTTATCGCGCTACGATCCTGCGCTTTTTTGTAAAATAGCGTATCCGTGGGGTGAAGGTGAATTCGCAAAGTCGCAAGGTCTGCGTACATGGCAATCGGATATAGCGAACACTATCGGCAAGCATCTGCGCAATCCGGCTACGCGGCACACACCGCTACAGATCGCCGTGGCATCAGGACATGGGATTGGCAAAGTTTTGAGTAATATCATAGGGTTAGATACTCCTGAAGGTCAGAAGAAGTGGGGCGACGTTGAGGTAGGGTCCAGTGTTTGGGGGCGTGACGGAAAACCCGCCAAAGTTATAAACAAATACGTCCATGCGGATTGGGAGTTTTACAAAGTCACGTTCAGCGACGGAACGTTCACCTACGCGGGTTTGGAGCACCAATGGCAGGTGATGACAAAGTGGGGGCGCGTTAGAGGCTATGCACCCGAAATAGTGACCACAGACGACATACGTAAGAATTTGAAGCGCGGGTACAGCGTGCCGTTGACAGCACCTGTCGAGTACTCTCACAGCGATTGCGCTGTCCATCCTTACCTCATGGGGTATCTGTTAGGGAACGGAAGTATGCGCACGCCCGGAGCCGTTAAAGTTTCTTGCCACGAGCCTGAGCTATACGGCTACATGGGTTCGCTATTGCCAAAGGAGTGCGCATTCCGAGGCAGTGATAAGACGTATCTAAACATAACGGCCAATAACTGGGACAGCGACGGCTACAGCTTCAATCCGGTTTATGTTGAGCTGCTGAGGCTAGGTATCCACGGACAGCACGGCCATGACAAATTTATTCCTGATTTTTTTAAATACAATTCCGCAGAAAACCGGATTCATCTTCTTCGAGGTTTGATGGATAGCGACGGTACGATTTCCCCGCGTAAAGGTGACAACGGACGCGCAGGGTACAAGGTTCAGTACTCCACGTCTTCCGAGCGATTACGCGATGATGTGGTGTGGCTGGTCAGATCTCTCGGAGGTACAGCGAGCTACAGCGTGGATGATCGGCGGGGTACAGGGTACGGCGCAACGGCGGATAACTACGAAGTGCATATCAATTTGCCAAATTCCATAAATCCGTTTTATCTGCAACGTAAAGCGGAAATGTACGACGACTATGTTGCTACGACGAAACGCGAACCGATAAAGATTGTGCGTTCGATAGAGTACGATCACACAGGCGATGGGCACTGCATTACTGTTGACGCCCCCGACCATTTGTATCTCGCCAACGATTTTATAGTCACCCACAATAGCTCATTAGTCTCCATGTTAATTGATTGGGCGCTATCGACCTGCACTGGTGCTAAGGTGGTTGTCACGGCCAATACGGAAAATCAGTTACGCACTAAAACGTGGCCGGAAGTGACAAAGTGGGTACGTAATTCCATAAATGCGCATTGGTTTGAGAATACAGCTACGGCGGTGTTGTCCACGGAGAAGGGCCAAGAGCTGAACTGGCGCGCAGATGCGATTCCTTGGAGCGAAAACAATACTGAGGCTTTCGCGGGTTTGCACAATCAGGGAAAACGCCTTGTACTGGTCTTCGATGAAAGCAGCGCAATCTCAGACAAAGTATGGGAAGTAGCTGAAGGCGCGATGACCGACGCCGATACGGAGATCATTTGGCTGGCCTTCGGGAACCCAACGCAAAATACGGGGCGGTTCCGGGAATGCTTCGGAAAGTTTAAACATAGATGGGTGACGCGGCAGATCGACAGCCGAACGGTGGATGGCACGAATAAAGCCCAGATCCAAACTTGGATCGACGATTACGGTGAGGATAGCGACTTTGTACGGGTTCGCGTTCGCGGTGAGTTTCCGCGCAGTGGTAGTTTGCAGTTTATTCCAAGCGATATCGTGGAAGAAGCACGTCGGCGTCCTGCCGAAGCGCATCTAAACGATGTGCGGGTAATGGGTGTGGACGTGGCGCGATTTGGCGATGATGCATCAAGCATCTGTTTCAGAGTAGGTAGGGATGCTTCATCTTTGCGCTGGAAGATATTTCGCGGTGTTGATACGATGACGTTGGCAGCAGCGATAGTAGATGCAGCGGCGGAATTTAAGCCCGATGCGATATTCGTGGATGCTGGCGGTGTAGGCGGTGGTGTAGTGGATCGTCTGCGGATGTTGCGTCAGCCGGTGATCGAAGTGCAGTTTGGCGGTCGGGCCGACCGGTCGATGGACACCGAGAGTGGAGCGGTACGTTATGCGAATAAGCGCGCTGAGATGTGGGGGTACATGCGGGACTGGTTGGCGGGAGGATCGATACCCGATGACCCAGATCTGGCCGATGAGCTGACTTCTGTGCAGTACGGTTATGTGTACAAAGATGGCAGGGATGTTATAATTTTGGAGAAGAAGGGCGATATGAAGAAGCGGGGGCTGTCTTCCCCAGATAAGGCCGACAGCCTAGCCCTGACATTTTCTTATGCTGTAGTTCCTTCCGATCATCGCCGAGCTTTGGAGAGTCGGCATGGGTCGGGGCACTCGTACCAGTACGACCCTCTAGCATTAAGTTATG